CAATAAGATTCGCATACAAATCAACTAAAAAGGAGAAAAAAAATGAATAATATAAATAATCCAGATGATGTTATCGGCGTATGTTCTGAATGTAATTCAGATCAACCTATGAGCTATATGGAAAAAAGCCCATTTGCTCAAGCGGGGCAGCCAGTACCATGCAAGTTCTGTGGCGGTATAGTTTTGATTACGTACAGAGAAACCAGAAATAACACAATAGATAGCAGCAATAAAGGTAGAGGCATAAACTAATTAATGAAGAATTGGACAAACCTACATAACCACACTGTGTTCTCCATGCTAGATGGGCATGGAGACGTAGAGGAATACCTAACTAGGGCCAAGGATCTTGGCATGTTGGGCTTAGCTACTACGGATCACGGTAACATACACTCGTGGTTAGACTTCTACGATGCTGGTATGGCATGTGGTGTAAAACCAATACTTGGTTCCGAAATGTACCAGGCTAGAAAAAGTAGGTTTGATAGAGATGAAGAGGAAAGATCCGGCCCATCAAAAAATGAATGGGAACAAAGAGGGCCATACCATATAACTATATTGGCAAAGAATAATATTGGTTACCACAACATAATAAAGATGTCATCTAAGGCTTTTACCGAAGGCTACTATGTCAAACCAAGAGTCGATCATGACTTAATATCACAACACTCCGAAGGAATAATAGTTTTGTCTGGGTGTCTTAACGGAGAGGTTTCGCAGGCCCTTCTTAGAAAGGACTATAAAACAGCCCTGAACCACGCAGCAAAGATGCAGCAGATTGTTGGTAAGGAAAACTATTTTATTGAAATACAAAACCATGGCATAGCAGAGCAGCTTGCGATCATACCAGATTTAATTAAAGTAGCTAACCATATAGGCGCAAAGATTATCCCATCTGGCGACTGTCACTACGTGCACCAGCGTGACGCCCACGCCCACGACATAATGCTTTGTGTTGCAACAAACTCAAACATTCATACTCCGGATAGATTTTCTTTTTCTGGAGATCATTTTTACCTGCAGTCTTATGATCAAATGTCTTCTGTCTTTTCTGAAGACCAACTAAAAAATACCATGCACGTGTATGACATGATAGATCTTAAGTTAGATTTTGGCGATATACATTTTCCTAATTTTCCAATACCGACAAAAGAAACGTCTACAGAATACTTTGAAAGACTAGCATGGGATGGCCTAAGAGAAAAGTATGGACAAAACTTACCAAAAAATATAATCGATAGAGCAGAACATGAAATCAAGGTAGTAAAAGAAATGGGCTTTCCAGAATACTTTTTGGTTGTTTCCGATCTTGTACGCTGGGCCAAGTCTAATGACATAACAGTTGGCTGGGGAAGAGGTTCAGCAGCAGGGAGTATTCTGTCCTATGCTTTCGGTATAACTAACTTAGACCCAATTAAGTTTGGCTTATTGTTTGAAAGATTTCTTGTAGAAGGAAGAAAGTCGATGCCCGACATTGACTTAGACTTTGATGATAGACATAGAGACAAGGTTATAGAATACGCAAGACAAAAATACGGAGAAGATAAAGTAGCCCACATATGCACCTTCAACAGAACGGGAGCAAAGCAATCTATTCGAGATGCAGCCAGAGCTCTTGGTCTCGATTATGCAAGTGGAGACAGAATAGCAAAGCTAGTACCTCCGCCGGTATTGGGTGTTTCAAAAAACCTAAAAGATTGTATGCAAGTTACAGAATTTAGTGCAGCCTATAACACAGAAGAAAACAGTAAGCTAATCATAGATACGGCATTTGGTTTAGAGGGCGTAGTTAGACAAACCGGAATCCACGCTGCAGGTATAGTTATATCTAAAGAGCCATTGATAGAGTACCTCCCAGTTATGAAAAAAGGAGCGGACAACCCGCTAGTAACACAATGGGACATGGGCAGAGTCGAACAATGTGGTCTGTTAAAAATAGACTTTCTTGGTTTAAGAAACCTTGGAGTGATAGATCAATGCATAAAGATCGTAGAAAAAAGAACAAACAAAAAAATCATACTTGATGACATACCATTAGACGATGAAAGCACCTACAGAGAACTATGCAAGGGAAATGCTATGGGTGTTTTCCAACTAGAGTCTGTAGGTATGCGCGAGCTGATGATACAAATGCAGCCTAGATCAATTCAAGATATCATGGCTTTGATATCCCTCTATAGACCAGGCCCAATGGGTTCGGGTATGGATAAGCTTTATATCGATAGAAAAAATGGTAAGGCTAAGATATCTTATGTGCATGAAAAGATGGAAGATGCATTGGGTTCGTCGTTAGGCATTATGCTTTACCAAGAAGATGTTCTAGCGGTAGCGCGCAGTCTTGCAGGCTTCTCGGCTAGTGAAGCCGATGACTTAAGAAAAGTAATTGGTAAGAAGCAGATGGATAAGATAGCAAAGATAAGAAAAAGTTTTGTTACAGGATGTATTAACAATTCTGGTTTGACGAAGTTAATCGCAGATAAAATATTTTCTGACATTGAGTTCTTTGGTGGCTATGGTTTCAACAGAGCTCACGCAGCAAGTTACGCAATGATATCTTACGTAACGGCATACTTAAAGACCCATTACACAGCTGAATACATGGCAGCTTTAATAACTTCAGTAGCTGGCAATAAAGAAAAACTATTTTTATATCTAAACGACTGCAGAAAATTAAACATAAATGTTCTTCCTCCATCAATTAATAAATCCGGTGTAGACTTTGAGGTTGAGGATGATAATAATATTCTATTTGGTTTAGGTTCAGTTAGTGGCATCGGTGCTTCAATAGCAGAATCAATAATATTAAAAAGAGATACCAAAAAACCATATGTTAGTATGTACGATTTTTTTAGAAGATGCGATCCAACTGTATTAAAAAAGTCTACCTTAGAACATCTATCGTACGCTGGTGCATTAGATGAATTGATTCCAGAAATGGAAGATGAAGATTTAAATAGATCAGTTGAGCTTTCTATTTTAGAAAAAGAAAAAGAAGAGCTAGGAATCTATGTTACAAAGCACCCTCTAGAGGGAACTTGGGACAAGATGAAACCAAACATAGACGTTGAACTAATCCAAATACCCGAGTGCGTAACCAACAGTTACCTAAAGGTTGGAGGAATCATTACCGCTTCTAAAAAAATAATAACCAAAAAAGGTGCAAGAATGTTTAAGTTTAACATCGAGGACCCAACTGGTGAGTTAGAAATAATAGTATTTCCCAAAGACGCCAAAAATTATTCAGATGATTTTTTTAAAGTAGGCGAAATAGTTTATATATCTGGGGCACTAAATAGGGAAACCGATGATGAGAATTCAAGCTATAGACTTTTTCTTTCGAACATAGAAAAGATAGATCACGCCACATTATTTAGTGGTAAAGCCATCTATCTAGAAATAAATAATTTAAATTCAGAAAAAATACAACAGATTTGTGATATAATAAATGCGCACAATGGCAATAAACAGGTTTATCTTAAGGTAAAAAATAATTTAGGAACTTTTGTTTACCGTTTTAATAAAACAACAAACAGAAAAGCAGAAGTCTTATTCGAAACAATCATAAAAGAGGAGAGTTATGGCAGCAGTAGGTAGTTTTCAGAATCCAACAGAAAAAGATTGTTGGAAGTATTGTCATTCTTGTGGCAGATGCGAAAATAAGGAACGCTATACAAAGTGTAACGGATGCAGCGGAAGATACGACCCGCAGGGCATGATAGAGCCGTGCCAAGATGACTTTTGCGACTGCAGAAACGGGATACTAAGATGGAAAACCCAGCAGGGTAGACTGGTAATCACAAGATTTAAATCAAACCCTTACGCAGGCACAGTAAAGATAGAAAAAAAATCAGAAGACGAAAGAGATTGGGACTCTTATGTTAAAGATATGAGAAATAAAATGGGTGATCCAAACTGGAACCCTATCACTATAGTAGGAGATTAATTTTATGTTAAAAGCAGAAGTAGGTAGAATGTACATGGGCGATATAGTTCTTATAGAATACGAATCCATAGATGAAGAAAGCCCTTTGTTTTTTATCCAGTCTGGTTTAGCGGGATTTAACGCAACAAAAAAAGAGCTAGAACACCTCTACGGTGTACTTAATTATTGGTTCAACATGGAATCTATAATGAATTGCGTCATTCAAACTAATTCCGTAGACGAGGAAGAGCAGCAATGAAGAAAGAAAACTATGATGAAATGGAGCTAGGTGAAACCGGTTGGGTACCAATGCCTAATGGCACCTATAGAAACATTTACAATAATCATTATATCGATGAGCTCGGAAGAGAGTTCGATGAACACGGAACTTTAATATTTTCCCCTGACAATCTAAAGGAATAAATGATAAACATAAAATCGGTAGCAGATCTTTCTGATTTGGAAAGAATGTCCTTGATGGATCTATCCTACTCTAGGATTGACACATATAAGATGTGCCCAGCAAAGTATTTCTATGGGTACATACAGAAGGAGCCTAGATTATTTGGAGAGGCAGCCGTGCTAGGCAATATAGTCCACTCGGTGTTAGAGGACAATCTTTCTAACGAAAAAGACCTAGACATAGAAAGTCTTTTTAATTCTTATGAACAAAAGAAGTCTGAGTGGGATCCTAATTCTATTATTAACTCTGAGCTTATATCTGTTGGCAAAGAGATATTAAACGAATTCTACGATAGACATTCCGGTGAGACCCTACATATTAAACATAAAGAAATGGGTTTTAACTTTATTGTAGGCCCATTTAATGTTAATGGCTTCATAGATAGAGTCGATGAATACGACGACAGAATCGAGATTATAGATTATAAAACGGGTAAGTGGGAAGTATCGCAGAAATCGATTAAAGACAACCTACAACTCGGCATATACGCTCTGGCAGCCAAGCTAGCGTACCCAGACAAGCAGATCTACGCGGAGCTTTATTACTTAAGATCAGGCAAGCGCAAGGGCCATTTGTTCACTGACGAGGATATTCAAGATGCCTACGATAATTTGATTGAACAAGGCAATAAGATTAGAAATGATATAAGTTTTACCACTACGTCAAACGAAAGAGTTTGTTCTTTCTGCGACCATGCAAAGTCCGGTGCTTGTGCAACCGGAGTTATGCGCAACAAAAAAGCCCAGAGCCGAAAGGCCCTGGGCTAGAATGTTTAATTAATTTAAATTAGATACTGTAAGTTGCGTTATTAACTGAGTCAGCTACAAGGTCGATGCCGTTGTCGCTTTCGATAACTACTTTGATTGCATCATCTGTGCTGTAACCGAGCAGTTCGAGAGTCTTCACTGCCGAGCTCTGCATATCAGCTACAAAATTATTAACTAATAAGTTTAATGTTGTCATTTTATTTTCCTATTCTGAGTGGTTAACTTGTATTTTATTTAAAAGTATTATATAATAGGTATAACTAACAAGCAGTAAGGATATCTCATGAGCATCACAGTTGTCAAGCCAGACGAGTTTTTTTTGGAAAAATCTTTTCAATCAAAACATCCGAATTTTAAAGCCGCTGCTAAGAAATATTTAAATAAAAATATACCGCAAGAGGATAGTGTATCAGCCAAAGGCGGCAAAGGCAACTTGTACAGGTATACAAAAACTGGATACAGAGAAGACATAGGGATAAACGTAAGGTCTAATTGGGAAGCAAACTTCGCAAGGCTTGCTCTTATATATAAAATAGATTTTGAATTTGAACCAAAAGTTTTTACATATCCAATTAAAAGGGGAACTAAATCTTATACTCCTGATTTTTATTTTAATAAAACTCAAGAATGGATTGAGATAAAAGGCTATCTAGATGAAAAAAGTAAAATTAAAATTAAAAGATTCAAAAGGTATTATCCAGAAGAGTTTAGTAAGTTCACGATGATCATAAGCAGGTACTCAACCGAAGCTAAAAAGTTTGTCGAAGAATTAGAAGTACCTAACGTAATCTTCTATGAAGATATCAGGGACTATTACTTTGAATTAATATACAAATGGGAAGGCAAATAAAATGGCGGCGTACAAAGAACAGTATTACACTTTAGAAGAAAACGAAATGCAAGACTTAATACAAAAAGCAAAAGACGGAAACATGTCCGCGCAAAATGAATTGTTAAAAGTTTTTAATAATTTTTTAACAAAATATTCAACGATGCTCTATTACCGGAAAGTACAACTTGGGGGACTATGACATAAGAAGGTTCATAGCTCTTTTTATAAAAGACAATTACGCAAGGCTAGCGTTAGTAAGAAACAAGATGAACCCTTCCGCTTTGAAAATAGTGAACGAAGCCATGAGGGGAATAACCTACATGGCAAAAAGGTATGGGGACGAAGAAGACATCAGGCAAACTGTCGACATGACATTCTTTCAGTGCATAGGGAGGTACCAAAGAAAAGATTCAGAAAAGGGACCGATACCATTTAGCGCATTTCTTTATAGTTACTTCTTCTATTTGCTAAAGAAAAATGTTGATACATTTTTAATAGATCAGTTAGGAAGGAAAACATTTCCCCTTATAACAGATGATGATTACGAACCAGAAGAAGGGGAGCAGCAAGTAGGGTTCAAAGCTCCTCCTGTAGAGTATGATCTAGCAAAATTATTATGCGTTGAATCAATAGACGAAATGTGGGTTCTTGGGGCTACTGCAGCAGAACCTTTCACCCAGCTATCCATTCAGGAGAGGCAGCTGCTAAAATGGAGGTTTGTTGATGGTAAGAAGTCTTCCGAAATAGCAGAAAGAATAACAGAACACCCTAACACAGTTAGGGAACATTTAAAAGATATAAGAGATAAAATTAAATCAATAATAGCATCCTCAAATTTAGAGGATCTTTTTAAATTTGTAAAGGAATAAAAAATTGGAAGATCAAAATCTACGAACACTACATACTCTACTAAGTGATTTTTTAAGCCCTCAAATAACAGAAGTACTTAACGCCTACGCTGCAGGGGAAAACTATAAAAAGTATTTTATTGAAATACCGGATATGGATAATGTAGATTTGGGCATCCATGACCTAGCAAACCTTGTAGCTAAAACGTCAAATGCTTTTGGTAGAGCAGCTAGATTTGCTGGTATGGCTAGAGCTCATTATAAGATAGTAGAAGGTAGATATAAGAGAGTCTACAAGAAAAATAGAAATGGAAAGAACGAAGCGGGAAGAGAAGCATCTGCTGGGAGCGCAGCAAAAGACGAGAACGAAGCCATGATAACCGCAGAGGCAATAGTCAAC